TAGCCGTTCAAGCTCGAATTTCAAGATCTTTCTGTCGAAGCCAAGATTGTGAGCGAACATGCGCTTGGTTCCCAAAAAGAATTCATTCAGCTTGTCTAGGTGTGCGATGAATGGCTTTTTGTCTTTTAGCATTTCGTCGGTTATGCCTGTGATCTTGGTGATCTTTGGGTCGAGCAGGTGCTTGGGGTTGCAAAAGAATTCAAGGCGATCAACCTCAATGAGCTCTTCAGTAAGCTTGATCGCACCGAATTCAATGATCTTGGGCTGCATGTCAAGATCAGAACCTTCAGCCTTTGGCAGACCTGTGGTTTCTAGGTCAAATACTATTAGCATCTTTATCTATCCTAACGATAAATTTCAGGTCAACGCCCAATATGTTCTTCGTGTCGAATATGACGTAATTGTAAGAGCGCTTTCCTGAGATGACGGGATTAGTGTGGGATTCGGTGAAAACTTCTTGCGCCACCTCTATGTCACGGTTGGCGAAGAATGCTCGCCAATGCACAAGATCTTCTGCACTGCAATGCATACCTAGGTGGCTGACTGTGTTCCTTTCTCCTCTCGAGTCAACCCAATTAGGGCCAGAGGTATAATCCAGAACCTCGAATTCTTTGCCAGAGAACAGGTCATAGTTGAAAGACAAGTCAGCTTCGTTGGTGTCGCGAACGCCGAAAACATTACCAGTTGCGACAACGTGATCTTCAGACCACTCGGTTGCCCCAATCTCTGACAACAGCTTCTTTGCTGCGATGGGGTCTTTCGGGACGATTGCTATTTGTTCAATTTGAAATTTCATATCAGGCTCCATATGGAAGTATGCACCCAGTCAGGCACTTGTGGTGAGCTTTGTCTTGCAGAAGATAGGCCAAGAATTCAGCCACCCTATGCGGAGGCGTTTCTTCTCCTGTCAACAGACCGTTGAGTTGATACTGTTGGGCATACTCTTTTGTCCATCCACGAGTGGCAACCACTTGGTCGTCAATGTCGTCACTCATGCCAGTGCCGGACATCTTGTTTGGGGCTATCCCAAAAACTGTTATGTCGTGCTTCTTGGTCAGCTCTCTGGCCAACTGCAGAGTCATGATGTGAGCTGCACCTTTAGACGCATTGTAGGCCAACGAACAAGTCATGGGCATGTGAGCTGCATTGCTAACTATGTTAACGATTGTGCCTTTGTTTTTGATCAGACTTGGCAAACAAGCCTTGGTCATCAGATAGATGCCTTTGGCGTTGGTGTCCATGACCTTGTCCCAGTCTGACTCCTCGAAGTCTTCCAACCAGTTGATTATGTTTACACCAGCATTGTTTATCAAAATATCAATTTCTGGTATCTCAGAAACCTCTGGGTGACGGATGTCGTTGCCGTCTTTCATGTCGAACCCATAGACCTTGTGGCCTTGGCTGATCAGCTCTTCTTTCATTGCCTTGCCCAAGCCTTTGGCTGTGCCAGTTATTAAAATGTTGCTCACTTCTTTTCCTCCTTGATGAGATATTCAACCATGGCCGCATAAACGGCTGCATCATGAATTGAGTCTTTGTGTTTCAGGTTGCTGTTTGCGAACCTAGTGATCTTGACGATCATCAACTCGAACAGGTGCCAGCTGTTGTAGTCGCTGACTGTGTTGAGTTGCACCCCATTAGGGAACAAGCTGATCATCACTTCCCCGACAGCCTTGTAGTTGTCGCCGTAGACTTTGTTGCGCTCTCGGAATGTCTCTGCCATCTCTTGCAGAATGTCTGCTGGGTCTTTAGGACTGCTCACCTTCGGCTCTCCCTTCTTCATATGCTGCATCGACGGACTCGTCGTGCTCGTTAGACTTTTTGAAAGCATCTTCCAGAGACATGCGCAGGGCAGGACTCAGATCAAAAAGTCTTGCTACTTTCTCTCTGTCGAATTCAATGTCATTGCCGATCAATCTAAGTTCCATCAAAAATTTCCCTCCTGAACCTGCAGGCAAGTTATGCCTTCATCCCTCCACATATCAACGCAGACTTTGCGGTCTTCCAGTGCAAACCAGATCTGCTCTTTCAAGTAGTGAATGTTGAACAATTCACGCTTCACAATGTCGTCTCTGCGCTTGTCACCTGCTGGCCTCATCAACAGGTGGTCGAATGGGATGTCATTGCTGTTGAGCCAGCTCATGGTCACATTCCGGAATGATTCGTCCCGAGCGGTCATGATCACAATCCAAGTCCACTTAGGCAGATTGCGAACCAACTCAACAACAGCATCAATCGGCTCGTCATCCTTGCTGGCTGCATTGAATGCGTCATAATCTCCTGATTCATACAAATGAAACCTGTGACGACAATCAGCCAAAGTCCCATCAATGTCAACAATTATTGCACCTTCGCGAACCATTCCGGAGCCTCCTTGTTTTTCCAAGTTGCGAACCTTGCTTTGGCACCATTGTAATACTTCCGGTATGCCTCAACAGTGCAGTCTGACTTGTATTCATCGGGCATGCACTGAGGTGGTTCGCGCCAGATCAAACGATTGATCCACATTGGCGATATAGACAGCAATGGAGCAAGACCCATTGACTTGTGAGTCTTGCCGTATCGCTTGGTGTATTCCAACCCAAGCTGAACATACAATCCACAAGTCCACCAGTAGTGGGCAGAGCTCTCCCGCACCCAAACGGCTGATGGGTGATTCTTGTGAGTCGACTTATACAATCCAAACTTGTCAGCCCAATAGTTGCCATCAAGCTCTCTATGAGCTGTAGACAAAAGCTGGGCAGTCTCGAGGATCATCTTGACGCAATGTTTGTCGCAGTGCATCTCAGCAGCCCTAACAGGGCTGTGATCTAAATAAAAGATATTCATGCCATTTCCTTTCTCAGCACGGTTATTATACTTACCCTTCGCGGGGAAGTAAATCATCATTTTTAGGCCAAGGCTCTTTCTTAAGCGACACCTTGATTTTTTCTTTGGCTCTAGCCTTTACTGAAACACCTTGCGAGTTGCGCAGCATTATCCTGTCGTGCCTTGTGAGCTCTTTCTTTTTCACAGGCTTCATTTATCGAACATGCCTTTGAATGCTTTTTTGAAGCCACGGACTATTGAGCTTTCATCTTTCTCGAATTCCTCCTGATCTTCAAATGCAACATCCTCAACAACATAGTCTACTGGTACTGGCTTGTCCTCTGTGAGTTTGCAATCAGGGTTGTAAATTATGTACGTGACTTGTGATTTGGACAGGTCGTACTTTTCACTTATCTCTCGCAATGTCATGTTCTTCTTATCGTCCCGAACTGCGAAAATTAAATCATCATCATACTTTTTCTTCATGGCTTGTTCAGAGCCTTTCCCATCGATGGTGCTGCCCACTCTGTCGGGGTCAAGAAAGGTTCTGCCCAAGGATGAACTCTGACAATCTCCTCAACCATCATCTTAAATACCTGTTGATATTCTCCTTGTGCTCGTGGGCTGAGGCGTGACTTGGCCATCTCACTCAGTGTACGCAAGTTGAACTTTGCGACGATGTTGGTATGAATGTTGGTTGGTAGGATGCCACGTGCATCTTCTGCGGGAACAAACTTCCGGAGCTTCTGATATGCGTCGGCAATGTCAGTCATTGCTTTGTCATATTCTTCCAGAGCCTCTTCATGCTGTTCAATGCGTTCTGGAACGTAATAGCTGAACCCAAACATGTCAACTGTGCGCTGAGATTGTTGGGCGTATGAAGCTTGGCGCGTCCGGACGAACTGATGGGTGAACCCACGGCTGACTTCACGGATGTTGAATGTGTAGTCAATGAATTCCCAAGACGAGCGGATTGTCTTGAGCATGTAGTCCAGCTCCTCCTGCTTCTTTGTTTCAGGCCAGTCGGCAATTTTGCCATAGGCATCCTCATCGTCCATAAGTCTTGTGTTCTTGGTGAACAACAGCAGGTCCACAGCGTCAGAGGTATGATTTACGAGTTCCACTTTCATTGATTTTCTCCTTTCTGAGAGTGCATCCATCGGGCATAGTCAGACTGTCCCCGAATAAATTCTTCGACAACTTTGATGTCATCGACCACATCGTCCAGCAAGATCTGTCGCCATGTTGCGAACCTGCCAACTGAATAGATGTTGTGTTGGGTGGTCATTTGGAAAATGAATTCTTTCCGCAGACGCTCATCTATCGGACGGATCTTGCCGTACTCTTGAGTCGATGAGGTGATGTTGGTTATCTTCCTAGGTGTAAACCCAAAGTCATCCATCAGGATGCTCATAATGTGGGGTGCTGGTTTTGAGTCTATTGGCACAGCAGCCTCACAGATCACAACATTTCCAATCACTGAAACTCTGTAGTGTGGGACTGTCGGGTCTGGGTAATAAATGGTCTGATATATATCACAGTCAGGCTGATCAATGGTTGCGCGGATTGTGTATATTTTCTGCTTGGGAAACTCTGGGATCTCGTCCCAACCGACGATCTTCATCAAAACTGGCATTGGTATGGTCGATATGATTGGTCCGGAAGTATTAGCAATTGAATGCTCGGATAAGTTCATGTTGTAAGATATTTCTGCACCCATTGACATATCTCTGATCAGGTGCCATGGGGCAATGTAGCGTGATGCTGCGGAGAGGTTGTTGATGGATCGGCTCATGATTGAGCCTGTGACCTTTTGGGAATACATATTGCTCAGGGACAGGTTTGGCTCGGTGGTGATCTTGCCGTCGTACTTGATTGCCTTGGTCACGTGCACCTTCTTGAAAGGTATGCCGCAAGCTGCACCAGCCTTGTCGCTGCGGAAGCGCAACAGCGCACCATGGTTGTTGGGCAGGGAGTCTTGGGCCTCAAACACAGATGGGCTCATCCCTCTCAACATATTAGCTGCTAGCAAACCTGCCAAACCTGCTCCATAAATCGCTACCATTATTCCTCCAACATTTTTCTCAGTTTGCGTTCGGCTCTCTTCGCCGCTGCATGGGTTGTTATTGCCTGTGGCACGGATTGCTCAATCGGAAATATACAGGCTTCGAGCGCAACGATCAAGAGGTGAATCTCTTGATCGTTGAGTTTTGGCTTATAGCAATCTTTGCAAGTCATGTCAGCTCAATGCGTCCTTTTTTCAGGTCGTGGGCAACATCTTCTCTAACGCCACCTTTGTTGCTCCAGCCAGCAGCGTTGGCAACCAGATCTTCGTAGCTTCCACCAGAGATGTAAAGGCTATATGTCTTGTGGGCACGAGTGCCCTCCTTGCGAGGATTGTCCAGCTCAACCACACGAATTGTCTTGCCAGCGAATGCACCGCGAGCCTTGGTTGGCATTGGTGGGGTGATGTCGGTGGTTGTGACGACAATCTCGGAGAGAGCACCTTTGATGGCTGGCGCTGACTTGTCTGCGGGGAGACCGAGTGGTGTCATTCCTGGGAGTGCAGCAACCTGTGGGGTTGGCTTGGAGGTTACTTTGGTGCCATTGATGACCAGTGTTCTGCCAGTGTCGACGTGCAGATCAGCAATCGCAGCCATGTAACGACGAGCAGCAGTCCTGTTGTCAGCGAATTTCTTGACAGGCTTGGGGGAGACTTCGTTGAAAGCGTCCACAAGGATCTTGCCTGTGATGTTGCGGTCATCCAGCAGCATTTCAGCAGAGGTGAAGAGGATCGCGCCGTTTCCTTGCGACCGTGCAAGCTCCCGAGTTGCATAGGCTTTGACGACGAGGCTCTTGGTGTTCAGGGCGAAGGTGGGGTTCATGTCATTTCCTTTCTCAGTTGACAATCGTAGTATCGCTTATGTTGCAGGAGAAGGCAACAATAAAATTCAATTTTGACCATAATAATTTTTCTCTCAATGTTTCCAATGCTTTACTCATAGCTGATAGTGCATCAAATTGCGAGGCCGAACTATGAAAAGGTTCTCTTTGGCTCTGGTCAATGCCACATACCACACTCTATTCTCTTCGTCGGTGTGTGAGTTCTCCCAGCTGAGACGCCCCATGTCGGTGGTCAATACCACATTGTCAGCCTCACCACCTTTGGACTGGTGGATTGTTGAGATTGATATTCTTGGCTTGTCTGAAAACTTCTCTCCATTGCGTAGGCAAGACCGCAAGTATTCCCGCTCGTCTGGAGCGATGCCTTTCAGGATAGTCATCCAATCTAGGTTCTTAGCATCATCTGGCAGTCCCAGATCATTGAGGCCATAAGACTCTTTTTTAGGCAGCTCAACTGTGAAAGAGAAAAACTTGATAATGTTCTTGGCTTCATGCAAAGTCAGGTGCTTACCAGACCGCAACCT